TAGCTTCTCCTTTTGCTTTTAATCCTACTACAACTCCTTTTGGATCGAGAAACCTTAAATCTGTATCATCTCCATTAAAAACTGTATGTCCTGCGTATGTTTTAGGCAGTTTATCTCTGAATACTACAGCAACATTATTACCTTTTGATACCATTTCTTGAACATCTGATTCTGTATGAAGTTCTGATTTACTATATGTTAAATGGTAGTTGCTTGTTTTTGGTTTACGCTTCCAATCCTTAGTGTAATCATAGAATTGTACATCTTTATGATCTTGTATTATACTCTGATTATTTTCTCCTTGTTTTATGTTTTGGTATGGTAGATCGCTTGTACCATTTAATCTAATACAAGTTAAAGCATTATTCTTTACTGATTTGCGTTTAAGTTTTTCAATATCTTTGTTTAATTGATTGAAATACTCTTTTCTTGATTTGAGAAATAACATTGTTTTTCTAAGTCTTCCTTGTTGTACGTTCGACATTCTTCCACGACCAGCAGTATATAAACAAGCTTTTCTACAGGCAGGAGAAGAAGAACCACAGACGTTTTTTCCTGAAATGCTTGCTGGTGCAAGATATACGATACCAGTTAAAGCTTTTTCATAATCTTCTAAAAATTCTTTTACGATGTTAGATAAATCACTTTTTAAAGTCTTTGCGTTTGTTCCATTAGATAATATACTCATTTTGTTCTCCTCTATTTTTAAGATTTACGAAGTTATATAAACTACTAAAAATGCTGTCATTGCGAAATGTGTTACTCTCATTAGAAATAAAGCAATTTCATATATAATCGATTCATTTTCTTTTTCGTAGGTTTCCATCAATTTATTAAATTCGTTTTGTTCCATGTTGTTCTCCTGTTTGGGTTAGAATTGATTTCAATATATACTATACAGATTAGTTCAGTATTTGTCAAGTCTAATATTAATTATTTTTTAAGTTCATTTCAAATGCTAATCTTTCAGCTTTGGTGTATACTTTACATTTACCATTAAACTTGCGACTCCTAAAAGCTTGTTTTGGGTTTTGATGATATGAACTAAAAGCTTTTACGTTCTTTATTTCTGCGGAGTATTCCGTTCTCCTGATATGGTCTGAGCCTTTCCAGATTTTGCTTGTTATTTTCTCATTCATGTTGTTCTCCTGTTTGGGTTTGTTAATTGTGATTTATTTAACTAATTTGTTATATGCTGATACTTTATATCTGTTTACATGAGTTTTAAACTGATCATCATTCATAAATCCTGTTATTGTCATAATGTCTTGATTAGGATAAAATTCATTTTGTATTTTAATCAAGTCTTTCATTTCCTGAGTTTCGTTTCGATTGATCATGTTGTTCTCCTGTTTGGGTTAGAATTAATTGAACTGCACTAAGTATAGCGATTAGTTGCATAAATGTCAAACTAAAAATGAAAATAAATAAAAATAAATTCCGAAACGCTCGGAAACCCTTGCAACAAGTCCGATTAGCTAATAAAAATAAAGTAGGTGCTTAGTCTATATAATAGTATATGTTGGAATTAGATTGTATTATAGGATGGTTTAAGCACGTTCTGAGCTAATCGGTATAACATAATGAATACCACATAAAAAAAACAAACAGATAGAAGAGAAACAAGAGAACGCACAAAAACTCAGGATGAATTGGCATATACTTAATCAAACTCAGGACAAATCAGAAAAAACTCGCCAGTAAAGAAGGAATTGCAAAGGACGTGCCAAATGTATCCTGAGATTGAAACTAAATTGTATCAAATTGTATCTGTGCATGTGTGAGACAGAAAAAATAAATTGACAACCAGTAAAAAATGAACGTGATAAAACCGCATGGGGAAAAATTCGGATCTGACTATCGATATACCTACTCAGAATTTTTCTCTAAATATCGGTACTTCTTACGCTTATATTTAGTTTTTACTTTATGAACTTGTGTTCCTCTGTTTAGTATTCCTGCCATGTTTCTTTCTTTCTTCTGGTGGCTTCTTCTTCACCTGAACTATAAAGCCTCTATATCTATCCGAAGTCTTATAAGTTAATAAGGTATTTACAATATATAATAATGAGTTCATAAGGTATTTAACCCAGCCCATACCTAGAGTGGTCCTTTTGTATATTATGTTAAGTTAATTAAAACCAAACAGGAGTTGAGTCTATGTGTTTTTTATCCATAATACCATTTATAAAGTTTTCTATTTCCTTATCAAACAACTCTTCTTTACGAATAGAAATCTCAGTTTCAGCATCAGCTGCCATGAAGTCAACCCAGTATTGTACTGCCATTTGTAGTGCATCAAGCCTATCATCATGGATTAAAGCTCCTCTATCTTTTGTAATCCTTGTCATTTGATGAAAGAGCATATAACGAGCTTGGGACTCTATAGGATAATCTTGAACTGTTTGGTAGTCCTTTTCAATTACCTTCGGATCTATCACAAGCCTATGTTGGTTCATAACAGGTTCTAGAGTATCAATGATTCGTTTCTCTTTTTGAACTGAGCTTCTTATTTCTTCCATAGAGACATTGTGAACTTTCCGAAGTATTGGCTTCAGGAGTTCCATAAACATCCCATCTCCAAAGTTAGACTCTATGAGAATAAGGTTTACGTTATTCCTTTTTGCTATTACAGAGAGACTCTGAAGGTTTTCATCTTTATAACCTCCTCTGAGTCCTCCACACTCTGCAACGTAGAGATAACCATTAAGCATCTTAACTACTGCATAACCAGTTTCATCCTTTCCTCTTCCACTAGGATCAATGGAAAGAACAGAGCCATTATATTCAATCCATTCTCCCAGTTTAGTTTCAGGAGAATAGAAGAAATCACCTGGAAGACCTACATTAGGAAGATCAGCTAGTTTATTTCTTGGATCTCTGGTCCATACAGGTTTTTCAGGAGCAGTAGTAGAATCTACGCCCATTATTATAAGGTCACTCAACTTTAATGGGTACTTATCTGCATCGGAGAGAGAAGTATCTAATTGGAACTGGAGAGCAAAGCCTGATCTACCATAAGATAACTCTCGCTCCAGTAGGTCTTCGGCATCAAAGCGTAATGGATCAGTAGGATCTCCAACAACAGCACCACTATCAAGCCTGTCTTGAATAAAAGGAGCCAGTTTATTTGAGTAACGAATAACTTGTTTTTCTTCAGGATATCTACTAGGCCAGATCCTGACTTCATAACCTCTTTCAGGAAGTGTTTCATACAAACTCATTTCCGTTTGAGGCGTACCGAGATATACAACTGATCCTCCTGGCTTCAGTACTGCATCAAACTCTTTAACTGCTTCTGAAAGTTTATCTCTCATAGTCTGAGTCATTGAGTTGTTTGGAACTTCAACGTCATCAGCTACAATTATATCTGCACGAGATCCACTAAGCTGTCCAGTAATTCCAACTGACTTTACACTTGGACTATGACTAGCTTGACAGGGACCAACATCAAAGGCTACCTTGCTTTGTCGTTGTCCTTCTCGTGATCTAAGGTGATGTAGTATCGGTAATTCATTTATTAATCTCTGTGTAAAGGTTGAGAAGTCATCTGATCTAACTTTGGAAGCTGAAACAACAAGAACTTTAACTTCTGGATCAAGGAGAAGTTTCCAACAAACAAATGCAGAAGTGATATAAGATTTCCCAACTCCTCTAAAGGCTTCAATAACTGCTCGTTTTGGAGCTTGTTGAAGATACTCTGCCATGTCATATTGGACAGGAGTTGGATCTGGAAGATTTAAGTGCTGCCAAACCATAAAAACAAAGTTTCTGAAGTCTAAAAGAGGATTTTTAGGTTCTTTTTTGGATTTCATATAGGTATAGCTCTGAGAGTTCTTAGATCGCTCTGTATGAGAAGAAAGGATTAAAGAGGTACAAACGTATTAGACTGCCTCCTTTTGTGTATTTAAGCTGTGATTTGAATATCTTTTTTCTGTTTCTTTTTAGTTTTTGTTAATAAATCACCTTTTTCAAGAAATCTTCCATCATTATCAGTAGAAGATTTTGCATTACCTTTTTTAAATAGAATTGCTTCAGTATATTCACTTTCTCCATGAGGAACATTTTGTTGTAAGACACCATCGTATCCTAAACCTTGAAAAAATTGTGTGAGTTCTACTTCACTTCCAATAGATTCTAAATATTCTTCAACTTCAAAAGGTCTTTGGAAGTTTTCAGCTTTTGCTTTTATTTGAGATATTTGATAACTATCATCAGGATCTACTTCACCCATTTTAATTATTAAATTTACTAAACCATTTGAAACTTTTTCTATATCTTCTTCATTCATTACAAAAGAATCCATACCAACCTCTCCATCTGGAGAAGTAAGTCTAAGTGGATTATACATTCTCAGAAAGAGTTTATGAACTTTTGAGTCTTTTGTAAATTCTCCATCTTTCTGCATGTACTTAGTATATTCTCTTTGTTCTGTAGAAGAATAAATTCCTTTGAACTCTGATCGACTTGTAGTTTTGTCTGGATCAAGTGTACCTTTTAAAGCATGAGTAGTTCCATGTCCGAACTCAACAGGTCTACCTTTACTATCTACAATCAATCCTTGTTGACCTTGTGCATTTCTTCCCCATATATCTAAATTTGCTCTTTGTAATATAGGATCATTTATAATTGCTCTTCCTGTACCTTCCGAAAAAGCTGTAAGAGGAACATCGTAAAAGCGTTTTGTTTTAGGATCAAAGGTTGCTCTTTCTATTGGATGTGTTGCAGTCTCTTTTATCACCATTTCATCGTGTCCTTTTGGTGATACAGTAGGAGGATTAACTACTTGATAACCCATTCGTGTTAATGGACCAGTTCTTAATACACTTTTCGCTGCTTTAGCAGGAAGATTTTTTAAATACTCAGGTAAATTTTGACCACTAACTACTACTTCTTCGGGAGCTGCTACAGCATTTGAATCAGACATTAAAGTTTGAAGTTCTGCTTCTTCTGCTGGAGTTCTTAGAATCTTTAAACCTTGTTTACTCATGATTGAAATGAATTATAAGAGAGTTTATCATCAGAACTAAATGGCATAGTCTTCATAAGAGCTTCTAAGGAATTACCATCTACAGGAAGACAAGAAATGTTATTATCCTTTAGGAACTTTACTGCTACTGCCAAGTCTGCTGGTTTAGCTTCTCCAGTTTTGATTTTGGTAAGTAGTTCATCTGCTACTGCATCAAAAAGAGAATTTAGTTTATCTGTTTCTTCCATATTAATTACATTTACAAGGGTTACATTTACAGTCTTTACATTTACACATATTTTCCTTTATAGTCAGCAATGGCAGCTTTAATAGCATCTTCCGCAAGAACGGAACAATGAATCTTGACAGGAGGAAGGGAAAGCTCTTCCACAATATCAGTATTTTTAATAGACTGAGCTTCATCCAAAGACTTGCCTTTAACCCATTCTGTTGCCAACGATGAAGAAGCGATTGCAGAACCACAACCAAATGTTTTAAACTTTGCATCTATTATCTTGTTATCCTTTACTTCTATCTGTAGTTTCATAACGTCACCGCACTCTGGAGCGCCCACAAGCCCAGTACCGACAGAGTCGTTAGTAACATCCATAGAACCAATATTCCT